CCTACTGGTGATGCTGGTGCTACAGGTGATGCTGGTGCTACAGGCGATACAGGTGCTACCGGGCCTACAGGTGCCACCGGACCTACTGGTGATGCTGGTGCTACAGGTGATGCTGGTGCTACAGGTGATGCTGGTGCTACAGGTGCCACCGGACCTACTGGTGATGCTGGTGCTACAGGCGATACAGGTGCTACCGGCGATCAAGGCCCTGATGGCAATACTGGACCTGCTGGTGGAGGCGGAACTTCATTAACCTCATTAACATTTGGCGGGGTGTGTACTGGCGATCCAAGTCTGTTTAAACTGACATGGGATTGGTTCGGTGCTAGTGAAGAACCAGGTAACCCGCCACCTGGGGTGAAAAACCAACTGTATGAATTAAAGCAAATCCAAAACTCAATGTCGCCAAATCTTTTCTTTGCCGAGCCCAGTGATGCACCAGCAGCGGGGGCCTCACATCTCCCAACCATGGTGCCGAGGAGGTTGGCACTCCCTCCTGGTGTAATGGATGTGAGCCATACCCTCAACGCGCATGTCTGTCACAATCACCCATTCTATGTAGCAACATGTAAAGGGATAATTAAAGCTTTTTCTTGTAATTCATTCTCCCCGGTTGTGTATTATCAACCCCAGGGAGGAAACGTCACGGCTACTTACCTAGACGGTCTGGCTTTATTTTGCGGAGTATTAAAAGATGGCACCGCAGGACAATCCATCAAGCACGCTGAATTAACTGGAGCAATGCAAACTCCCGCCCTTCCCGGCGGCGCACCACTATCTCGAACACTGCATGCACACGAGACGTTCACTGCAGCATACCCAGGGCCCATCCCACCAGGCGGGCCAAATCAAAATCTACTGTATGAAGGATATCAGATCGAGTTTGATGTAGGTGATCTTATTGTTGCAGGATTTGGACCCAAAAATGGAGGGTCGCTGCCGCCACTTAGTGGGTATGATTACCCGAACGCAACTGGATTGATAAATGCTCCTACCCAATTGCCCTGCACCGTCCCATTTAATCTGACAGTTTATGTAGAATATTTCTTCCCATGATAAACATATCATTATTACAAAAATAATAATTATGATATATATAATGGCATTGAATCGTTTTGTAACAAGTATTAATCCTGATGATAATACAGCATCTATTTTAGGAAGCACTGGATTAGCAGTTTGTGAAGTAACAAGTAAGCCACCAAAAGAAGAAGACTACAATACACCTGAAGAATGGCAAATCGCATATAATAAACATTACGAAGAAGTAGTGACTGGATACGAAATTAAACGGAATATGATTGTTAATAATCAAGGCATTACTTTTCCCGACGAAAGTATCCAAATAACAGCATGCAAAAATAATTTATTATTGGCAGGAACAGCAACAGGTAGTTTTGCAACCGTCCCTTCCACTCTTGTAGATAAAACAGGATTTGTATCATCAGATGAAGCAAATGGTATTAATACACAAGCTATACTTCCAGGTGGAAATGGCAATAATAACAGTTTGCCTGAAAGTTGCAATAGCTTGGTGTTCCTGAATGTTACAGTAGATTTACAAAATATTGGTCTAGGCGAAAGCGTTCCGTGTTATGTGCCGTGCTATTTTAATAACCCCAATGTGGTTCCTCCTCCTGTAGAAGGAACGTTTGAGTTAGGGAGTGGAAGTGACCCGAATATATGGACTGAAAATGTTCTAGTTAAACTTTATGAAGGTAATGTTGGCTCATTTGGCGGAACATCCGACCCAACTGCATTTCCATCAACAATCGTAATAACTGCAAGAGTAAGACCTGTGCCAACGAATCAAACTACAGTAATTGGTCTAACATATGATACGTCGTTGTTTCCGGCAAATAATTTCGATACAGCGGAATATGCAAACGTTCTTGTTATGAATGCTGGTAACAATTGGCAGGTACAATATAGATTTACTATTTCAAATGATCGCCTACTGACACAACCAACAATAGGAGAATTAGGAATAGCAACATCATCAACCAATACTACATATAACAATAAAACCGGTAGTATAAACTTTATTTTGCATGACTATGAAGACACAGGACTAATTGAAGAATTACCTGAAGATACTACTCCTAATGAAGATACACCAATTGACGAGACCCCCGGAGACGATACAATTGTATAGTAGTGAAATAGATTTATTACAACATTTTAATAAAAAATCTATATAGTCAACCAATTGTGGTTTGCTTCAATTTGATATGCATCAATCATGGTTGATGCGTGAGATTTATCTAATATATTGAAATACGAATTGATTGAAGGTCCGATTGCAATAGAAGGAATATTAGATTTAAAAAGTAATGTTCCAAAAATTAAATCCGCGCCGGTATCTAATAATACAATTTTGTTGGAATCATAAGAAGATGAAATATTATGGATTGCTTGTGTAACATTCTTTACATCAATATCAATAATTTGCACAGCATTTGAGAAGTTGCAACAGTCATTTTGCGTCCTTGTTCTCAATAAGTTACCTCGATTTGTCGCAACAATAATGCTTTTCCCAGAATATTGAAGAAAGTTTCTTCGCTTCGCTATACAATAATCCATACATCTGTAATCTAAAAATCTATCTTTTAGATTCAACCATTGTGTATTTACAGAAAACTCAACACGAGCATTACTACATGGATGGTAATATGGTAATGTATATGGAATATCTACAAAGACAAAAGTACTATTAAAAATAAATTGTTTAACATCACTAAGATTTATTGTTAAATTGGGATCATTCAAAGAGAGAAATCCTCTTCTCAATAATACCATATCTTCTGATCTAGCATTTACAATGCTTAAATTGCCATGTTTGTCAAAATGGTTTGCTAAATAGTGTGCATCATTAGCAGGGAGAAATGTAGTTAAACTGGAACAGTTTCTTGGTGGTACAATACTCATATATCTTTCGGGATGCACTCTGTCTGAAGCTGTATAATTTCTTATTTCTGTAGCATGATGATGATATGACTTGATAATATTTGTGATATTATAAATAGACAACCCCATTTGAGATGCTAAAAAAGCAATTCTATTGTCACATCCAGGCTTACCTAAATGAAAGTTAGTTTTATCAAGCTCTTCATAATTGAATGATGTGTCAGAGAGCCATATCCATGAATCCTGTGACCATCCATTATATGCATCAACTATAGCATTATTAAGATTATGACCTCGTAATTTATATCTGGATAAACATATCATTGAATCTTGTAAATCTAGATTTTTACATTGCATTATAGATTTATCAAAAAATATATCACTATTTGCCAAAACAACAACTGCGTTCTGTAAATTATCAATTGAATATTTCAATGCCTCTTTGTATGTTAATCTATCACCGCTAATTACGATTTGTTTAATCTTTTCATTATTAATACCAAGTTGTTCTGCTGTATAAACTTTTTCGTTAATTAAATGTATTTCGTGAATATTCTCATTATGAACATTCATTTTGAGGGTTTCCAATATTTCTTTATTTCGAGAAGGATCGCTATGTATAAAAAATTGCTGAATAAGTATTATTTTTCTATCATTTATAGGAATTGATTGTGGAATTGAAGATATTGCACATGGGCTATGTAGATAATCTAAACCTTTTTTATCAACAATATTACAATTATTATTGTATATCCAATTAAATGATTTTACGTGTGAGTGCATTTTATAAATATAAGTGAAGGTACTTTAATTTCTAATTTAAACAAACATTAACCCTATCTTTTTTTTCATATATTTATGTCTAACCCAACCAACAACATTATTACCCATATAATCTTCGACATTAGAATTGTAAAGTATCAAGGGCTCAGGTGCATATTTTGTTGAAAAGTCGGTGACATTCAAAAAATATCCTTTTCTAAAATATTTTAACTTGCTAATATCTGAATACTTTTCAAAATTGTTTTGTGAAAATCTTATTATCTCTTTTGGAGATATATATCTTGTATATAACTTATCTTCATCCTCAATAACATCAATTCTATCAAGCTTGCTATAATCTGTTGTAAATATCTTATTACTTTGGTCTATTTTAATCCCAATTTTATCGCATTTTTTTTTAATTGCATTATCTTCATAACCCCATCCCCAGTGATTTGGGAATCCACCAGTTTTTTCAAAATCTCCTCCTTTTATCGCAAATATTCCACCTAATGCATAATCGAATCCATAAATATGGTTAACTACTCCATGTGTAGTGGAGTAATTTATGGTTATATTATCTTTTGGTATGCTATCAATATCATGAAAAATACATGTGATATTCTTATAATTTTTTGGATAAGTGTTTTTTAGATATAAAAATCCTATATTTTTCATTGCTCCGCGATTAAAACTTCTTTTATCACATTGATGTGAAACAACAACATCTATATTTCCTAAGTCTTCTCTGTTTTTTATATTTTTTTCAAAATATTTCGAAAATCTATCAAGATGAGTGGGGCGACCTCTATAAGGTATTATAAACACTGTATTTGGAATGTTCATATTGTATTTAAGTAATATGATAATCTGCCTAAAAATACGGTTATTATTATTGTATTATCATGAGTGATTTTGTATACGGTGCTATGTCGGGAATTGCACAAACCCTGATTGGTCACCCATTTGATACATACAAAGTTTTACTGCAAAGCAACATGTATGCTGGCAAATTATCACCAAGTATTTTAACAAAAGGCATAGGGTTCCCATTACTATCAAGCAGTGTTATATGTGGAATTAATTTTGGTAGTTACAGATTTTTAAGAGAAAATAATTATAATCCTACTTCTGCGGGTGTACTCAGTGGCATAATTGTTAGCCCAATTGTTCATCTAAGTGATACAGGTAAGATATCTAGACAACTGGGTATTAATAAAAAATGGAGACTACTAATTATGGAACACAATCAAGGGTGGATAGCAACTGTTGCGAGAGTGAGCATCGCGTATGGACTATATTTTAAAACATTTGAAGAGTGCAAAGAAAGAGGAGTACATCCATTTATTGGAGGAGCAGCGGCAGGTCTTGTAAGTTGCACGCCTGCATATCCATTTGATACAATTAGAAGTAGACAACTTGTATACAAATGTAGTATTATAGATGCTATAAAAAGGGGTAATATCTGGAATGGTTATATTACATGTGCAGTTAGATCTGTAGCAGTGAACTCTATTGGGTTTTATGTTTATGATAAATTAAAAGCCACCTTTGATTAGTAAGAAAATTGATAGGGCATTTTTATATACTTTGATATACATTATCAAATTATATAATGACTTCATCAAGTCCCAAAAAAAATCTCGTTAAAGTGACACCTACATATGTAGAGGTCCCAACGAATGTTAAAATTGCAATAGAGAGTCAGAGATCAAGTGATAAACTTATTTCAAGAAATAATAGAAAAAAAGGATGGGATAAATGCTTGAAAATAATGTATGCGTGTCTCATATTCAGTATTGTTCATTACGGCATAGGATTGTTAATCTTTATGCTAGTAATCCCAAAATCTAACCGTCCATATACAATAAGTGAGTTTACGTGGATGCCGTATTTATTAGGATTTTGTTGTATTCATATTCCTATATCACTTTGTATGTGTACATTAGAACCATCAGTAAATGGGTTATGTGATTACTTCAGATTTCTAGGTAATTTATTTACTAAATAAAAATACTCAAATAATGATAAGGACAGAAGATTTATGTATATTTTTTCAAAATAACATCTGGAATCAATTCATCTGACATATCTGCTAGTTTCTTATAACATTTATTGATTGTTACTTCACTAATCTCGCTAATTTGACTAACTGCTTTTTTTCCAATATTAATATTGCAAACTTGTGAAACAAAGTAAACAATTCCTGCAGCAATCGAATGTGGTGTATTTTCAGGAATAAGATTATTTCTCTGAATGCGTGTTGCAACAAACTTACATACCTTTGTGAGTTCCTGATTCATATTGAGCTTACTACAGTATCTATCTATGAATGAAAGCGGAGTTGTCTGACACAGAGATGTTTTATCAGTATTCTCAAACTCCGATTCAAGTTCATTAATAATAGATATTGCATTTTTACATCCTCTCGTGGCAGCAGCCGAGTCTAGGTTGAATATTGTTGCAATTTCTCTAGCAGTCCTTGGGAATCTATTGATTCTAGCTGATACATAAATAGAGGCAGCAATAATACCATCGCGATTTAAACCTCGGAATGTCTTAGCTTCAGATATCTTCTTATGGTATCGCATTGCATCATCAATTATTAGTTTAGATATTCCCGATTGAGTACCAAGTATTGTGATTTTTTGGAACTCATCGTATTGTGATTTTTCTTTATAAGGCATTCCTAACCAATCAGTATATCGCCGAATCTTTCTCATTTCATAACTAGATTTTCCATTTACAAGAACCTTACATCCGTAACTAGATTCTTGAAGAAGTGGATTAATTGGCATACCGCATCTAGTTGGATCACTTGAGGAAGAGTCATCTGCACCATAATATCTCCACTCTGCAGACTGATCTATAGTATCAGTGTATATGACTCCACATAACTTATTTGAACATGCAGGGAAACCTTCTTCGGTCAAGAGAAGCATGCTACTACAACAATCACATTTTTCTCTTGGACCTTTACTAGTATATACACATTCAATGTTAGGATCAGTACCTATCTCATTATCAAATTGTTCCCAAAGTTTCTTTTTATTTGTAGTGCGCCTCCTTAATTTTTTAGTTTTCAGGTCAGTCATCTCAGTATGAGAGAGATAATATAAACGTGTTCTTAATTCATTTTTTTAATGTTTTCAACATATATATATCTCGATGGGCAATTCATCCTCTACGTCAAATACAAATACTGTAAAATCAGGTAAATTAGCACAAGAAATTGACTATATTGCAGCTAATTATATAACAACTCAAAACTTTCGTGACATGGAACGTCTAGCTGATATAGAACATTGTAACAATTTAGTAATTATGACAGCAGATCTAATTGCAAATAATCTCAATGATCTTGATGTTAATTACTTGGCACAACGTTTGAAAGATGGAGTTGAAATAAACGAAATGACTGACAGTTCAGTTATATATTTCAAAAAAGAAGCTGTACAAAAAATGGATGTTAGCAATAGTACTACAAAAAGGCGACTCTGTATTGGTATAGCTAAGTTTTATGTAAAGGTTGCTCATTTATTTGCTGCAATTGTGACAACTGTAAATCCCATTTATGTTTATAAATCTGCAGATGGAAGTACCGTAAAAATCCCTTTGCTTCAAAAGTCCAATATTCCTAAAGAAGCACAAGCGAAGATTCAGAAGTATAATATCTGTAGTCAGAGATTGAATGCTCTTATTAATAACCAAGACTTTGATGCTCCTGCAGATGCAAACGTAACGGTTTCGCCTAAGTTTTGCGACATGAATTACGATAAAACACGAGGAAAGGATCGCAATTTATTTGAAGAACCTGGAATACCTGAGCTAGAAAAACTGTACTATGATGATTATGATTATGACCAAGGTGGGTTCAAAGGCATGAGTAAAAAAATGAGGGAAAACGTATATGAAAAGGATGTACTAACATTTTATAGAGCATTTACTGGTAATAAAAATATACCCTTGACCGACCAAGGCAAACCTATTGTTAAAAAGTTTAGCGATATACTTCTTAGAGACTTTCATAAAAGTAAAGGGTGCAAAAAAGACGGGGTTTATACTAAACAATATACTGCTAGTCTTAAAAATAAACTATTTGGTGATTATGCGACTCATATTAAAAATATGATGAATAATACAACTGTAAACCAAGATAAGCTGGTTTCTATTCTTGAAATTATGTTTGCTCGTGCTATTAATCCTGAAACCCAGAGGAAAGAAATAATCATTAATCCTAAAATGACCGAAGATTTATTGCAAGGTCTTGTAGAAAAAGCAAGAGGCTCTATTGTAGAATTATATGCTACATGCGAAGACGACTTTGTTAAAGGGTTGGAACTATTTGAAGCTATTGTTGAAAAACAAATTATGGATACTTCACAGGCTCAAATAAAGACATTAGAAGCTACACTACAAGACAGTTTGGCAGAGTCTCCAACTAAATCTGATATAGATAAACCTGATAGCACAGCTAATCCTCTCACTATAAATACAGACGATATTGATAGCTCACCAGATGACTCTACAATAATAGACTCAGAACTTGAAACCAAAAATAGTATTAATTCTAATCCCTCTGTTCTAAGCGCTGATGTATCAAACGTAGAATTAAAATCTAATGATGAGGACAAAGATGAAAAAATTATTGCAGAAAAGAGTACTGCGTCAAACAATCTTGATCCTGAAATTAGACCTTTAGAAAAATCTCAAAGTGAACCCTCTCAAAAAAATATAATGTTTGTGCCAGCCGTATATGTTTCTCCAAATAATAATTTAATTATGAAAGATGATGATGATACTGATGAATAATTATTTTCTCTCATAAGTGTATATCATGCCAATGACTCGTAAAACCCGTGGTGGCTCCAAGAAGCCCAGATCCTCTGCTAAACGCACTTACCGTAAGCGCGTCAAAGCCTCCAGATGCCGTGGAAAGCGTGCTTCCACCTGCCGTAACGCTTCTGGTTGCAAGATGGCTTTTGGAAAAAAGCGCACCTTCTGCCGTAAGACTCGCAATGGTAAGCGTGGACGCAAGTCTTCCTCCAGCCGCAAGTCTTCCTCTTCTCGCAAATCTCGCAAATCCAGCAAGTAAATAATAAATATGATAGTATCTAATTAAATTACTCACTATCATGTAAACTAGAATTAATTATAACAATTCTTCCATATATATTGATTTTAAACAGTTCGGTTGCAGTCTTATTAATCTTACATGTATATTCTCCATCTTCCCTCAGAAAGATTGTGCCTCCATCTTGTAAGTGTAATGTTGTAAAGTATCCGCCGGTAATTTCCATGATTTTATCAAACCCAGGGTCTTCATTTAAGTAGACAATCTCTTTTTGTTCCATTATTATTATTGATACTTCTATAATAATAAAATTATGTTTCAATTTTTAAATGTACATTATAAGTAAGTTTAAATAAGGTTTCATATATCTCAATAATGAAAAAAAGTGTATGTATTTATGGTTGTGCGAAAAACGTTGAACAATTTCTTCCAAAAGTTTTTAAAAATATTAGTAGGCTAGATAAAATATTTGATATAAAGGGCATATTTGTAGGATATGATACGAGTGATGATGATACCGAAAAATTATTACTAACCTACGCTAGAGAAGAGGCATATAATTTACGAATGTGTTTTCCTGATATAATATTAAAAGAAAACGAACTAGTTGACTCTTTTGGAAATAAAACGTTTGTTAATTTTTTTGAAGACCAAGCTTCAAAAGAACGGTGCATTAATATTAGTAACGCTAGAAATCGATGTCTGAAGGCTATACGAGATAGTAACTATAATCCTGAGTTAATAATTGCAATGGATCTGGACGATGTTTGTAGTGATGAATTAAATATCAATGTGTTGATAGACTATATTAATAGAATTGACGAGTGGGACGGACTAACATTTTATAATGAACGCTATTATGATTTTTGGGCGTTATCTATAGCCCCATTTACATTATCATGTCTACATAACAATAATAATATGAGAATTATAAAAGCCATGTCTAATTTTTTGAAAAATAAGCATAAAAATAGTAATGGATTAGTCTACTGTAACTCTGCCTTCAATGGATTTGCCATATACAAATATAATAAATATGGTTCACTTAGTTACAGCGTAATCCATCATGATGTATTTCATTCTATTCATGATAAAAAACAAATAGAGGGAGCTGGTAGATGTAAATACTATATTAACAATAACACCGATGAATATAATATTGATTGTGAACACAGGAGTTTTCATTATCAGGCTACTATGATACATGGAGCGCGCTTATTTATGGCAACAACCCCATTATTTCCTCCATATCAAGGTGAACATTGTACATTTCTATATGATTTTTAACGTTTTTTTAACTTTTTCAAAGACCCTCAGATATTTTATAGAATCTACTGATAATACCCCAAATATTTTTGAGAATTGAAAACAGGGTAAAAAACATGATTTATTTAGAGAGCCTAGAGAAGAAAATCATGTTTTTTTAAAAGTTATGAAGGATAGTTATGTAGGACTAAAAAAAAGGCACTACAGACCAATAAGTTTAAAGGTTCTGTCCTTTTTCTATGTATCATATAATGGTACATAATGATACAGATTTAGGGACAGAAAAGGACGAAAAAGGGACAGAGATTTTCCATTGCGAAAAGTGTGACTTCTTTACGTCTCATTCTGGACATTGGAAAAGACATCTTAAGACGAAGAAACACAATGGTACACAAATGGTACATAATGATACAGTAAGCGGACAGAAACGGACGACTAATACAACGCCAGTAACAAATACTTATGTTTGTGAATGTGGAAGAAACTACAAGTATCATAGCGGTTATTACAGACATAAATCAAAGTGTAATTTTATAACCAAGGAAATATCAAACACGGTTATTTCAAAAACGAATAAGACGGATTATCGTGAGAGGTATGAGCAAAAATTAGAAGAAAATCTTGAATTAGCTCATGAGATAATACGTAGTCAACAAAAAGCATTGGATGAAATAACAATAACCTCAAATCAGAGTAATAATAATAATAGTTTCAATACAATAAACAACAATGTACAGATTTATCTCTCTGAAAATTGTTCAACAGCTATGACATTAGAGGACTTTGTTAAAAAACTTCAAATAACAATGGAGGATTTGAAGATTGCAAAATCTGATGCAGCAAAAGGTCTTGCCCAGATAGTAAGTAATAATCT